GATTGTAAAAGGGGAAATGAACACGGCTATTAGTTAGCAGACAACTGAATAAGGGACGCGGTGGGCACTGGGTAGTGCAGCCGAGAAACCCGACTGTCAGTGGGTACTGAAGTCAAAACAAAGCGGTTATCGCTTAGTTTTGGCTTTGATTGGTTTAAGGAGGTTTTATGGAAGACAACCTAATTTTCTATGGTGATGCTGTGAAAGCATTAGGCGAAGGGAAGGTTGGCGGTTATCTGGTGCGATGGGGCAACCCTGAAACGCCTGACTTGACCGGCGACTTCTTCACGCCTGACAGCGATCTTGGCGTTGAACCAGAGAGCAGGCTGCCTGTCTATTATGACCACGGAATGGACTCCCATTTCAAGCACAAGAAAATCGGGCGCGGCAAGGTCATGTTTGACGATGTTGGCGCTTGGTTTGAAGCACAGCTTGAAATGAGGGACGAGTACGAACGCAGTATCTATAAACTGGCTGAAGCTGGCAAGCTTGGCTGGTCGAGCGGTGCTGCTGGTCACCTGGTGGACAAGGAACTGGTGGGGAAATCCTACCTAATCAAGTCTTGGCCGATTGCTGAAGCGTCTTTGACGCCTACGCCGGCCGAGCCGCGAAACGCAGCCGTATCTATCAAGTCTATTTATCAACCGGAGCAGGAAGAACCTGAACCGGAAAATCATGAGGAGGAAATCATGAGCGAAGAAACAAAATCCACTGCTGAACCTATTGACATCGGCGCGGTGGTAGAAGACGCCATAACCCAGGCGTTGAAGAAATATGAGGAATCACAGCCTAAGGTGAAAGCGCCAGTGGCGGTTACTGTGGACGAGGCAGATCAGCCTTTTAGCGCAAAAGACTTCTTTATGGCAGTCAAGAACGCTGAACTGAACCACTACGAAGATCCGCGCTTGCGCCCTTACAAGGCTACTGGTGCAAATGAGGCAGTCCCTTCAGAGGGTGGCTTCTTAGTGCCTACCGATATCGCATCCGGCATTCATACCAATATGTGGGGCGTTGGGCGGCTGTTGAGCCTGTTCAATCCTATCCGCGTATCTGGCAATGCCCTGACCATCAATGCTGTGGACGAAACTTCACGCGCCGATGGTTCACGTCTTGGCGGCGTGCAAGGTTACTGGCTTGCTGAAGCTGCACAGAAAACAGCATCAAAGCCTAAGTTCCGCCAGATCGATCTGAAGCTGAAAAAGGTTGCTGCGTTAGTCTATGCGACTGATGAATTGCTTGCAGATGCATCCGCTCTGGAGAGTTGGATCGTTGGCAACGTGCCTGATGAACTTCGGTTCAAAGTGGAACAGGCTATTGTCAATGGCGATGGTGTGGGAAAGCCTTTGGGCATCCTGCAATCGGGTGCATTGGTTTCACAGGGGCGCACAACTGCCAACCTGGTTGCCGATGAGGACATCAGCCGCATGTGGTCACGCCGCTATTTGGGCGCGAATGATTACATCTGGCTTGTCAACGCTTCGGTCATGCCACAGCTTTATGCGATGACCGTTGGCGATATGCCAGTTTATATGCCGCCAGGTGGAATGTCCGGTGCGCAGTACGGCTCGATCTTCGGACGTCCTGTTATTGAAACCGAATACAACCCATACCTTGGCACGGCTGGTGATGTAATGCTGATCAGTCCTTCAAACTACGCCATGATTACCAAAGGCGGCGTTGAGGCTGCATCCAGTATTCATATCAAGTTCGATTATGACGAGACGGCCTTTAGGTTCGTGTATCGTGTTGATGGCGAGCCTTTGAACGCTTCTCCCATTACCGCGTATGACGGAACCGCAACTGTTTCACCATTCGTGGCCTTAGCCGCCACAACCGCATAGGAGGTGTAACTATGGGTGTTCGCTTTACTGAAAAGTATCAAATCGTTCCGGCTTACTCGCCGATCGAAACCACAGAAGCTAAAGAAAGCGTCTTTGTGGCATTGAAAAATGCACAATGGGTGACTTTCCTGCTTCAGACTGGTGCATTGTTGACTGACTCGAACGATGCCATCCTGGTAACCGTTGTATCTGCAACCGGCAATACAACTAACGCCAATGATACGGCGATTCCGTTCAAGTATCGCCTGAGTTCAGAGTTAGGAACTGACGCCTGGGGCGCTATCACCGCTGGTACTACCGCAGGTGTGAGCCTTGAGGCTACAACTGATAAACAGGCTAATAGGGCCATGTTGATTGACGTTGATCCCGCATCGATTCCAGCTTTGGATTCAGATGCTCTCTACGTTTACCTTGACCTGGCAACCACCACGATAACAAGTGGTGCAATCTCGGTTGCGGCCTTCATTGAGCCGCGTTATCCGCAGAACGCTAACTTGACCAGTTCATAACATTTTTTATTAGGGGGTGGGCTTGAAATACAGCCCACCCCATAAAGGAATTAACTATGGCAGATTATACAAATGTTGCGGCAGTCAAAACAGACATGCCCGACAGCGAGTTATTTTCTTCCACTTCATACGATTATGACGGCGTGTTACAGGGAATGATTACTGGTGCAAGCCGCCTGATTGACAAGGAAGTGGGCGGATGGGCTAATTACTTTTATCCGACCACCGATGACCAGACGCGCTATTTTGACGGCAATGGTGAAGAAGAAATCTACATTGACCCGCTTGTCAGCCTTACTTCTGTTTATGTGAGTGAATCTGGCGGAAGGGCTTCAACATCATATACCGCCTGGACTGAAAACACTGACTTCTATGTCAGCCCTTACAACTACAGCGTGATTGGTGCGCCTATTCAATCCCTTGTAATTGATAACGATTCTGGGAGTAAAGGCAACTGGGGCACGACACGCAAGGGTGTGAAGGTTACCGGTGTGTTCGGCTATGCCAGTTATCCGCCGGCCGATATTCAGCAGGCTTGCAAGATAACGGCGATGCGCTGGTTTATGCGCGCAAAACAGAGTTGGCAAGATACGTCAGTCAATGCTGCTATTGGTGAAATGCTTTATACGCAGAGTCTTGATCCTGATGTGAAAGAGATACTAAAACCATACAAGATATTCAACGCGGTGATGTGATGAGCGTTCTTGATAATGCCATTGTGAAATTACAGGCGCATGCGCTTGCGCTTGCCACTATTACTGTCAGGGGCGCGCCTTCCTATCCCACTGAAGACGCCACTGTGCTGCCGCTGGCCATTGCGCATGTTGCGAACGGCACAGGGCAGGCGGATGAATCTACAACCTGCCGGATGTTGGTCAATCTGAAAGTAGACTTCCATGTCAGCAGAGTGAGCATGAAGTCCGCATATACGCAGATAAACCTGATCATCCCTGAATTTCTTGAAAGGTTGGCTGGTGATCCTACGCTCGGCGCGACAGTTGAAACGATAGTTTTCCCTGTCAGCTTCGAGGTTTCGCCTGTTCAGTGGAACACTATCCCAACGCAGATGGTCAGTTTTACAGTGCCGGTCAAGTACCGGGAAAGCCCGATTACATGAAATTAGTTTCTATTGTGGTTGACGAACTGCCGGAATCTTGCTGGCAGTGCGATTTTCGGTACAACGATGAATTTGTTTATCGCTGTCCATTGATGGAAAAAGAGTTCTTTTCCCATGTTGCCATTGACGACTACAAAAAGGAGCGTCATCCTGATTGCCCTTTGAAAGAAGGTAGATTTTGAAAGATACTGTTGCTATTATCGGATCACATCCGCGCACAAGAGATCGCTTTGACTTTGGCCGCACAGATGTTGATGTGTGGGTGTTCAATGAGTCCGCAAAGTCAACCTGGTGCAAGCGAGCTGATGCGGTGTTTCAAATGCACGACCCTACTATCTGGCGGTCATCCACTAACAGGAATGACCCGAAGCATTATGAGTGGTTACAAAATACTGACATTCCTGTTTATATGCAGGAAAAGTACGAAGACGTGCCGGCTTCTATCAAGTTTCCGCTTAATGAAATCATAGCGGATTTGTTCGGGGATTATAAACCTATCCCTTATATTACGTCTTCTGTTGCCTACGCCCTGGCGATGGCTGTTTATCTGAAATATAAGAGGATAGAAGTTTATGGCGTTGAGATGGAAACAAATACAGAATACGGCCACCAAAGAATAGGTGTTGCCTTCTGGATTGGTATTGCAATTGGCAGGGGTATTGAGATCGATTTTCACAGCGATTCAATTCTGAACGCGCCCTTGTATGGTTATGACGGATCTTCGCGCATTGACAAGGATGTGTTTGAGAAACGGATCGAAGAACTGAAAGGGATTGCTGTCAGGTTCAAGGCAAAGTTTGAGGATGCAAAGGCGGTTGTCTATACTGCGCTTGAAAAGTTTGAAAAAGATTACAACGCAGGACTTCCTGACATTGAAAAGCAGATACAGACATTCGGACAAATGGCCTTTAACTTTGGCATGGCTGATGGGTCTATTCAGATGGATGAGTCCTATCTTAGAAAATGCATCCAGCAAGAAGCAGAAACTGGCAACTACATAATCGTCAGGCAGGAGTTCGAGGGCGGGCATATCAACGCACAGCGCAATTACCAGTTTGTTATGGTGAAAGCCTATGATATAGCCAAGCACATGAACGCCTGTTTGACACACTTGCGAGAATGCACTAACCGGCATGAGCGCAGAAACGTCAGTAACGATATGAAGAAATTACTGGACGGTTACGCACAGATAACAACGCAGGTTGGCATGGCGAGTGGAATAAGTCTGGAAAATAAGCAGTGGATGGGCATGTTAGACCAGTTAGGCGTGGCAGCCGGTGGTGAAGAAGCGCTGAAACTTATGAGCGAATCTCTTATGGGTAACGTGCCGGTGGAGTTGCAATGAACATCGGCTTAGTGATTGGCAACGGCCCGAGCCTGAGAGATGTACCGCTTGACTTCCTGAATAAATATCCCAGCATTGGGTCCAACGCGATTTACCTGCTGAAAGGATTCACCCCTACCTACTACACCGCAATTGCGCCGGTCAATAGAGCTGACTTTGTTGATACAGTTAACAAGATAGATTGTATAAAAATTATTGGCGAGCGCGTGCTGAACACTTGCGCCCTAAAGAATGTGATTGCAGTAAAGAAAGGGCAGGCCAACACATTCAGCAAGAATCCGTTCAAAGTGCCGGCTTGCGAGGGCTGGACGGTAACCTATTTCAATCTGCAACTGGCCTATTATCTCAAATGGGATGTTGTACTGCTTGTGGGCGTTGATCACTGGGCAAAGGGCAATCAATCTCATTTTGTTGATAACTACATTCAGCAGGATTTTGAGGATAGTGACATGAATGATTTGACCCTGCCTTACTACAACATGGCCAAGGCAATGTTTGAAAAGGCTGGCAGAACGATAGTCAATCTTTCTAAGTGGAGCGCGCTGGACGTGTTTGAGAAACAGGACATAGGGTTATGGTAAAAGATACCGCAATTTTACAGGCCTGGTACAGCCACGAATACGATTGTCTTGTTGACCTGACTAAAGAGCGTCATCAGGCTTATGCAGATAAGCACAATATGGACTTTGTACTTCACGACTTGACCGAACATCCTGATAGAGAAAAACCTTCAGTTATGGAGTTCAGGCATATCGGCTGGATTAAGGACTTGCTGAACAGGGGTTACAGCAATGTTATCTACCTGGACGTTGACTGTATTATCTGGAATTTTGAACAAGAATTGACGGATGCCTGTATTGATGTCAGGGGCGTTAGATTTGATGTTATGCGTGTGAAACATGTCAATATGGGCGCGGTGTATGTGCATGACTGCGAGTTGACCAGGGATTTTATAAGGGAGTGGCAGCCGCGAGCCTTATACCGGATCGGCGACTGGTATGGATGCCAGAACGCGTTCAATATTGTGACTAAGAAACTCCAAATACCGCCACTTGATTGCACGTATAACTATACTGCTGGCGAGCATAAAGGGAATGATAATCCAGCCGTAAAGGGTTATCACACTTATATTGGCGTTCCTGCTAAATACAAGGCAATGCGAAAGGACTTACATGCTTTACTACGTGGCTAATCACGATGCTGGCAACGCTGGCGACATAGCACTGAACTACGCCACAGGAAGGGTACTTGACATGATAGACAGGAATAGAAAAAAGGTTCTTGTCTATAAAGAACAGCCTTCTTTTGATGCGCCGGTTGTGGTGGCTGGCGGCGGTCTATTCTTGCGCGATACGTGGCCTAATAAGACGAGTGGCTGGCAGTGGAATATCAGCATTGAACAGTTAGAGCGCATAAAACAGCCCATCGTGATATTTGCGGTTGGTATGAACAGGTTTAGAGGGCAGGCTGATTTTGAGCCTGAGTTTGCTGAACACTTGAAGGTGCTGGTTGATAAGGCCGTATTCTTCAGCGTAAGGGAAAAGGCTTCTATTCCTGATCTTGAACCTTACATCGGGGCGTTGATAGATAAAGTGTGCTGGCAGCCTTGCGCGGCGAGTATGATTGGGAAGTTTGAACCAAGGCGGAAAGGCGAGGGTTACACTGTATTTGCGCCGGCCATGGATAGGCTGGACTTGCGCGGGGACATAAAGAAAATCATCCCTGTATTGAAGCAGATACCGAATCTAAAGATTGCCCTTCATATCAAGCCGGATAGGGCGTTCATGGACTTGTACGATGGCGATTACGTTGACCTGACAAAGCAAAGCGTTGAGAATATTCTGGACTTCTACCAGGGTGCAAGGCAGGTTATAGGGATGCGCTCTCACAGCCTACTGATTCCGTTTGGATTTGGCATAAGTGTTATTCCACTTATATCGCATGACAAGATCGCTAACTGGCTTCTTGATATTGAGCATCCAGAGTGGGGCGTTGAGCTTGCGGATGCTGAACAGGTGCTTGACAAGTTAGACATTGAGCAGGTTGATTTGCCGATGCGTGATGCGCTTTGGGATTTGACGCTGGCGAATGTTGCTGAAATAAAGAGGTTAATCGCATGAAAGTCAGCGCGTTAGTATCTGCTTACTTTGCAGAAGAATATTTGCATGGTCGGATTGCCAATCTGCTCGGACAAACGCCTGAACCAGAAGTGGTGGTGATATGCCAGGAAGGCAGCAAGGAACACGAGATAGCCTTGCAGTATAAGGCGCTGGTGTTGACGACCAGTCACATTCCTACCATTGGCGAGGCGTGGAACTTCGGCATCATTCATGCCATGGGTGACTACATAGTCATTGCTAACAGTGATGACCGTTTCTTTGAAGGCGGAATAAAGGCGTTATCAGATGTGCTTGATAATAATGCGGATGTGGGCTATGTGTTCAGCGATCAGCACCTGACCATCAAGGGTATAACTGAAAGGCGCTTTGATCACGGCAGGATTGGCAGGGGCGGAAAGGTTGAGAACATCAAAGGCTTATTAGCTGAACGCTATTTCTGCGGGTCGTGCCCTATGTGGCGCAGGTCCTTACATGTTCATTACGGCTATTTCAACGAGGGTTACATCGTGGCGTCTGATTATGAGTGGGCGCTTCGCTTGGCGAATGGTGGAGTGAATTTCTACTATCTACCCGAAAGTGTTGGCCTATATCCTATCAGGAATGACAGCCTGGAGCATCGCAACCAGGAATTGTGCCGGATTGAATCAAGAGAGATTAGGGGTGCTGCATGAGAAATGGTACTAATCCAAACACGACCGCGAAGGTTGGCGGTTATGGAAAGATCGTTATATCTGCTATCACCCACTTACCAGTTGCTGGCGGTTATCACAAAGAACGTTTGAAGGTGGTGAAGTGTTGCCTTGAAACTATGAAAAGAAACGCTGGCATGGATTGTCAAATACTGGTCTGGGATAACGGCTCTTACCCTTCCTTTACACAGTGGCTAAAGTACGAATACGAGCCTGATTATCTGATTCTTTCTGCTAATGTAGGCAAGTCAATTGCCAGGGCTTCGATTGTTCGTATGCTTCCGCCCTCTACGATTGTTGGGGTGAGTGACGATGATATGTTCTTTTACCCTAACTGGCTGAAGGCGCACATGGAACTGTTAGAACACTTTCCAAACGTGGGGACGGTTAGCGGTTGGCCTGTTAGAACGCAATTCAAATTCCACAATACCTTTACCTTGAAATGGGCTGCTAAAGAAAAGAGTCTGGAGTTTGGAAGGTTCATCAGTGAACAGGAAGACAGGGACTTTTGTAACAGCATCGGCAGGGACTTTGCCTGGCATGATGATTTTGCCAAAGATGTGAAGGATGCGCGTATTTACTGGAAGGGCGTCAAGGCTTAT